ACGAGATTTGGAAAAGACAATGAAACAATATCAAGAACTATTACATTACATTTTAGAAAACGGAGAAGAGAAAGATGACAGAACATCTATTGGCACTTATAGTATCTTTGGATATAATCTTCGCTTTGATCTTAATAACGGATTTCCCGCGGTCACCACAAAGAAACTCGCATGGAAATCAGTAGTAGGTGAACTACTATGGTTCATTGAGGGATCAGGTGATGAGCGTAGATTAGCAGAGATAACACACGGTAGTCGTGATGGCACTGTGACGATATGGACACCAAACGCATTGGCACCATATTGGAAACACAAAGCGCAATACGAGGGTGACTTAGGTAGAGTGTATGGTGTTCAGTGGCGTGATTGGCAGAAACCATTTTACGGTACTACTGGGTTTGGTGTCGATCAACTACAAATACTGATTAATGGAATTAAAACAGATCCAAACAGTCGCAGACATATTTTGACCGCATGGAACCCAGGTGAGTTAGACCAAATGGCATTACCACCCTGCCACATACTTTGCCAATTCTATGTTAGCAAGAGTGGTAAACTCAGTTGCCATATGTATCAAAGATCAGTTGACGTTTTCTTAGGTCTCCCATTTAATATAGCAAGTTATGCTCTGTTTACCCACATGATTGCTCAAGTGTGTGGATTGGGTGTTGGTGAGTTAATCATTAGTACAGGTGATACTCACATCTACAAAGATCATATTGACCCAGTTAAAGCACAATTGACCCGAGAACCTTTATCTTTACCAAAATTAGTGTTAAACTCTGATATAAAGAGTATTGACGACTTTACAATGGACGATATTAGGTTAGAGGGATATGAACATCACGGAACAATCAAAGCGAAAATGGCTGTATAAGATTATCGTCGGCGAAGTAACGATTGCCGATGTAGAAGATCCTGATATTCTAATTGGATTTAATCTATATAAGTGGTTAGAATCAGAAGTTGGTATGTGGGCAGAAAGCCACACTAAAGAACAACTATATTGGGAAAGAATAATAGACCATAACACTTATGGTTATCGTTATCGCATTATTGCTACTCTAACACCAGAAGATATAACTTATTTTAATCTGAAATTCAAATGAATATTCTCGTTACTGGCGGATATGGATTTATCGGACACAATGTAGTCAAGCGTTTGCGTGACTTGGGTCATGTGGTATCCATTATTGATAGCGAAACAAACTACGGTGTTATTCCGCAGATTGAACTTAACGACCTCATCAACTTGCGTCAAGCAAAGATCGGTGATGCATATCGTTATTATACTGATATATGTGATGTTAAAGCTGTTGAAAAAGCGTTTAACATTGAACAACCAGAAATAGTTATTCATCTGGCAAGTTTCCCACGACAGAAAGTAGTTGCTAATGATCCAGTTGATGGAAGTAATGTTATGACTGGTGGACTATTGAACCTACTTCAACTAAGCGATAGATATGAAGTAAGAAAGTTTGTTTATATCTCAAGTTCAATGGTATACGGTGACTTTAAAGACAACACAACAGAAGACGCACCCTGTAATCCACAAGGTGTGTATGGCATACTAAAATATACTGGAGAACTGTTAGTTAGAGATTATTCAGTACGCACGCCAATGACGCATACTATCATTCGTCCATCAGCAGTATATGGCGAGTTAGATGTTATGGATCGTGTGGTTGCTCAGTTTCTATTACATGCGATGCGTAACGAAGAACTAAATGTAAATGGTGCAACAGAAGCATTAGACTTTACATATGTTGATGACATTGCAGATGGCATTGTCGGTGCAGCATTGAGCGACAATACTGATAACAAGACCTATAATATTACAAGAGGCAAAAGACGCACTCTACTTGATGCTGCTAACTTAGCAATCAAAATAGCAGGGGGCGGTAGTATTAATCTACAAGATAAGTCATTTGATTTCCCAAGTCGTGGTATGTTGAATATTGACAAAGCACGAAATGATTTTGGCTATGATCCAAAGACTGATATTGAAGTTGGCTTTCAACGATACTATGATTGGTTGAAGAATGAAAATACCATTTCTAGGTCTTAAACGACAATACGCTAATCTTAAAGACGAGTTGCTTGAAGCAACCGACGCCGCATTAAGAGAAGGTCAGTTAGTCAATGGCCTCTTTACTCGTTCATTTGAACAGTGGCTATGTGCGAAAACAGGGGCAAAGTATGCTGTTACGGTTCATAGCGGCACACAAGCGTTAGAGATTATCGCAAGAGCAGCTAAAGTTTCACTATCGCAACGAGGTCCAGAATATAAAGTCCGTTTGCCCAACTTAACCTATATAGCAACACTTAATGCTTTCCTACAAGCAGGGTATGAGGTTGAACTTGTTGATACTGACAAATACGGTATTATGGAAGTACCTGATCAATATCTATCTGGTCATTTTACTTGCGTAATGGGATACGGTGGGCGCAAACCTTGGAGTGGTCATTATTACTACAGTATGACTAGGACTATTGTTGATGGTGCTCAACATTGGTTAGAATGTGGTGGTGATACGGGTTATGGAATGGCGATAAGTTTCGACCCTACAAAGAACTTGCCTAGTTCAGGGAATGGTGGAGCAATTGTTACTGATCACTATGACTTGTATGATTTTGCGATGAATTACAAAGACAATTGTAAGTTTGATCATCACGCTCCTGGAACAAACTCTAAAATGAGTGAGCAAGAATGTGCCCAACTAATTGTTAGAACACGGTATATTGACGAATGGCAAGCTCGGCGCAAACATATCGCACAGTATTATTGCGAACGGTTCCGTGATTTACCCATTAAATGTTTGTCAGATACAGATGAACCGCATGCCCAACATAAGTTTGTAGTCTATACTTACGATAGAAACCGACTAAAAACTAACCTACTTTTGAACGGAATCGAGAGTAAAGTTCATTACGATTATGTCTTGGGCGACCTACAAACAGCCAGAACTATGGTTAAACCCGACATGCTTTCAATGAGCGTAATGCTTAGTAGGGGCGTATTAAGCCTCCCAAATTACCCTGAATTAACCGATAGCGAAGTAGAATATATAGCGGAAACAGTAATCAGTCACTACAAATAATCTTAGTATAAATAAGATTATGTGGATATTTACTTTTGCCCCCGAATGGTTCTTTCATTTACTCTTTGGTGCTGGGTTAGTTGGCATCATTGCAGGCTTCGTGCTTGGATTCATTCCTATCATTAAGAAGTATGCGATTCCGATCAAAGTCATAAGTCTTATCGTTCTAGGATTTGGTATCTATTTAGAGGGTGGATTAGCTGATTTCCGTGAGTGGCAGCTTAAAGCAGCAGAGTTAGAAAAAAGAGCCAAAGATGCTGAGATAAAAGCAGCACAAAAGAATGTAGAAATCCAAGAAAAAGTAGTTGAAAAGATCAACACCGTTTATAAGAAGGGTGACGATATAATCAAGTATATTGATAGAGAAGTCGTCAAAAAAGAAGAAGTCGTTAAGTACATTGAAAACTGCCCTGTTCCTAAAGATATCATAGAACAGCATAACGCAGCAGCAAGAATGAATAAAGAGGGAGATAAGAAATGAGATATCTACTCTTAGTAGCATTATTTCTAGTAGGATGCTCAAGCACGCCAATCGCAGTAGAGCGTCATATGCCCGATCCTACACCAATATTAATGAAAAAGTGTGAGGATTTATCAACTCTTGAGGGCGATAAAGTATCACCGTTAGATTTTCTAAAAGTAGTTGTTTCTAACTATAAATTGTATTATGCTTGTTCAAACAAAGTTGATGGTTGGCAAGACTGGTATAAAGAGCAAAAAGAAATATTTGATAGCGTAAAATAAAGGATAGATTATGAAATCATTAATCGTTGTAGGATTAGCAGTAGCTTTAACTGGTTGCAGCGCAATCGCAGTTAAGGATCAAATGTATTATGACGCAAGTAAGTCAATCAGCAAAGACCAAACTATGGCACAAGCTGCTTGTTGGACAGCAATTGGTGAAATAGCTAAGGGCGGCGATAATTCTGCTAAAGTAGGAGCTATTGCGTTAGCTGAAAAGTGTAAAGTTGAAGCAATCAAAATAGAAGCCCCAAAGAAATCTTGGTATGGTCTCTGATGCTATAGTGATAAATACACTATAACTTTGGAAAAACCATGTCACAAGAATACATCAATATAGGCACATCACCCAACGACGGAGAGGGTGATCCGCTGCGAGTAGCGTTTCAGAAGATCAATAATAACTTTACTCAGTTATATTCTTCTGGGTTTTTAACATACGAATACACGACATTTGATGATTCCGCAGATCAAGTAATATTTGAAGTTCCTGCTAATCTATTCACACAGGGAACATTTCAGATTAATTCATCTAATCCTGATACAAACGACAGCCAAAACATTACAATCAACGCAAGTATTCAGAATGACGAAACTTCAGTATCTTGGACTGGTCATAGCACTATAGTTATCAATACATATGTTGTCTCTGGATATGATGTAATCGTAGAACCAATATCAGGAAATGTTCAGTTATTGGTTTCTCCGTCAGTGGATGCAACATTAAATCATCTCATTTCAGCACAAGTAGAGAAATCATCGTTTGTTGCTGGCACACCTATTGGATTAGAGGGATTTACGAGCGAGGTCTTGGGTACAGAGATTGAGCAAATAATCACTACAGAAACACCATGAGAGCTAAAGAATTCATAAGCGAAGCAAGAGTTGAAAAGTTGCTTCCTGATCAAGCAGACGCTTTACCTGCCACTTATGCAATCCCTGAACTACCAAATCAGGACCCATACCTACAATATAGATTTGGTGTTGCTATGGCTGGGGCGAAGGGTAAAAAGCAGCGTGAAAAAGACGGTGTAAGTAGCATGTCTAGGGCAAGCGCATTCGGTGAAAATGAAATCGTAGTGAGCTACGGACACGATGCAGGTGAGTATATAGACGATGCGTTAAAAACAATGGGAATGCGCGGTAAAAAGATGATCAGCACCCCTACAAGTATTGAAACATCGGATGTAAATAAAGCAAGCCCTATGAATGGCTTTAGAGGATACGAGTAATGAGAGCGCATGAGTTTTTAACTGAAGGTGAAGGTCTTAGAGGGACAAGTCGTTCAGGTCCTGACGGAGACTTTGAATCAGCACACCCAGGATTAGTAACACCTGCAGGGCGCGGTGATTTGTATATCGGAAGATATTATGACTTTTATCGTATTGCATCCTTAGCTGGTATGGACCCTAAAGATTTAGACGAAGTAGATGAAATCAGTTTCTTCGGTAATTTACCGTTATATAGCGCATATACACAACATGACCACGACAAGTTGGTCAAGATAATGAAGAAATTGGGCATGAAACCCAAAGACTACATTAGCTTGGGTAGCAAAGAATCCACAGATACAAATAAACAAAGCCCAGTAAACGGTTTCAAGGGCTACGAATAATGTGTATTATAGTTGCTAAGTATTTTGATGGCATTGGTTGGGCCGGAGCGAAGAATCGTGATCGCAACTACACACCAACACTTGATTTCGTAGAAAACACTGAGCATGGTGTTGAACGAATGATGATGCACGACAAAGTTACTGGATACAAAGAAGGCATCAATAACTATGGTCTTAGCATACTAAACACAAGTCTTGATGTTTATGACGACGAAAGCGAAGTAGAAGCAGGCACAGCAGATACAAGTCCTGACGGCAGACATATCGCAGCAGCATTATTGTTCAAAGATCCAGTTGATGCAGTTAGATTGCTTATAAAGCGAAAACTTGGTGGCTGCACGATAGTCTTTAACAAAGAAACAATGTATTTGATAGAAGCAAGCGATAAAGACGGCAAAGCACCATACAAATACAAAGCTAAAAAGATACCAAACAATGAAACAGTCGCAAGAACCAATCATGGTTTGTGGTTACCTTGGGCAGGATATCAACGCAGTGATTCAAATAAAAGTAACATGTTAAGTAGACTTAGCAGTGAATCAAGATTATTACAAGCCCAAGCAGTAGTAGAATCAGCGCAAGACCCGGAAGATTTAGTTGATGGCATGTGTCAGGTTTATATAAATGATCCACAGATGAATATAATGAGAACCAGCACAGAACGAAAGAAAATGCGTACAACAAGTCAGCAGTTATGTGTTCCAAAAGAGCGCACATTATATTGCAGACCAGTGAGCAGCCATTTACAATTTGACTTTTGGACATTGAATAGACCAGACACTAATGTTTGGGTAGAAATACTAAGTAACCGTGCATTATGGCAGAATACTAGGGGTGAGCCACCGTTTGGTCACTTGAACATGAAGGATATATAATGAGAGCAAAAGAATTTGTAACAGAAACCAAGTACGGAGCAGCAGTAGATACTCCTGCAAATTCAAAACTATTAGCTAAATCGCAAGTTTCTGCTATCAAGGGCGCAATCAGTATGCCTGACATTAGTCAAAACAAGCAAAACGGTAGTCCATACATGCAATGGCGATTTGGCATTGCAATGGCTGGCGCCCCCGATTTCCCGACACCACCTGCAGGTGCTCTTTCAGGTGACCCATTGTTAGCAACTTACACTGATACAGATTTAGCAATTATTAATGCGGCAGCAAAATCAGTTGGTGCAGGTGAAGTTAAGAAGCTAACAGATAATAGAAGTGTTGAAGCTGAATACATCCAAAAACAAAGCCCGATCAAGGGATTTAAAGGATACGAGACAAAATAAAATTTAACTCGCTTCACTGTAGTCATAAGTATTGATATATTTTAACAGGATTTCTCAATGCTTATTGATATCAACACCACTCTTGATTTAATCAAATTAAAGTTCTATAACGAATGGATATATACCGCGCATATATATGACGAAGGTGCAAGCCAAATGCACGAACAGTTAACAAAACAAGTAGTAGAGCAGTATATTGACCCACTCAATATTCCTAAAAATGCTGTAATATTAGACATGGGTTCAGGTCCTGGTTATTTCTTAGACGAAATGAAAAAGCGCGAATATACTAATGTTACTGGGATAGGACTTAGTCCCGGTGATATTGAGATTTGCGAGAAAAAAGGACACACAATCAAGAAATATGATATTAGCTTTTTGCCGCAAAAAGATGGTTATTATGATGAATCCGTTGATTTTATCTTTTGTCGTCACGCATTAGAACACAGTCCATATCCGATCTTTACTTTAATGGAATATAACCGTGTATTGAAGCAAGGTGGCAAATTGTATATTGAAGTGCCTGCCCCAAACTGTGAGCGCAAGCATGAGTACAATCTAAATCACTATAGTATTTTGGGTGACCA